ACGCCGGCAACGAGGGTTCGATTCCCTCACGAGTCACCAAATTTTAAAATCACAAAAAACCGTATAAATGCTTGAATATCAAGTGTTTATGCGGTTTTTTAGTGCTTGCGAGAAGAAAATCAAAGTGATAAAATGTGATAAAATGTTATACTTTTTTATTAGTCTGTTAGTCAGATTTTAGTCAAAAGTTAGTCAAAAGTTAGTCAAAAACAGAGTATGATACTCCTTTAGTTTCTGATGTAGTTTCTCTTTTATCAGTTCCTCCGTGTATTCCCTCGCTATCATCTCTGACATCGGGTCTGTTTCTTTCGTTTCCAACTGATTGTTGCAGTCCTTCGTTGCTATCGTCGCTATGTGACGTATGAACTCTGTCAATTCTGCTTTAGTTCGGGCATGTAGTCCTCTATCATCATTTCTACCTTTCCGTCCAATACTCCTTGTTGCGATATGCCATTTTCTTTACCTCCATTTTTTTGATTATCTACTTTTTTTATTCCTACTTGATTTGTATCTGTGTTCGTCCTAAAAATTTGTTTGTCATCAAAAACGATATAGCTTCAATCTCGTTATTGTACACAATACCGTCGCACCCTTTATTTTTTAGAATTTCTCTAAGTTTGGAATTTTTTATTTCTAAATCTGCAATATTGAGTATTTTTAACCCATCTTCGGACGATATAATTCCTTGTTTATCTAAATCAGCCACCACCTGGTCTGCATTCCAATTCAAAAAATCTTTATCAATGTAAATAGGGTTTGTTATATTGAGATATGCTTTAATATATATTGGATTTGTTATCCCCTTATCTTTCACACACTGAATTGCTTGAGAATAACTGCTAAAATGTATACCGATATCACCACATTTAAACTCATCAAGCTTTAAACCGGTTCCGTGATATAACGGAATTAATTGACCATGTTTGTTTTTTACAATGCTGTTCTTGGTGCCTTTCGTTATATAGAACGGTAGCTTTTTTCCTGTTATGTCCTGTTATAGGGTCAATATATTTATTAAAGTATTCTGCAATATTATCACCGAAAATCACTCTAAGTTCATTTTGTGAATCGGTAAGCATATCATATGTTACCATTTCTCTAAAATCATATCCTTCGTCCCAACGGCTGTCATTTTCATACTTTTTATAAAGATTTTTATTTTTATCAGCTGATATTTCATTGACTACAAACCATGATAATTTTTTAAACGAATCAAGTTCTGCTACTTCTTGAATTTTGCGTTTTTCAAGAACTGTACATCCTTTTTCGTCAATCCGTGATAATCCGCCTGAGATATTATTGTCGCTATTTCCTCTTTGAAAAATCCCTCTTGTCTCGATTCTGGTCTTGCTTTTGTCAATTCTGTTACTATCCTCAAGTATCTTTCTGCTTTTGTCAATGTCATCATCTTTCACCTCATTAATATTTTTTGAATTATCTGCTTTTGAAATCATCTTGTAATCGTGTGTTTGCTTAAAGTTTTCCATAGCGCCAATATGAGAGAATGTCTGTTTGCTGTCACTCTTATCAAGGTTTTTAAAACTCATATTTAAGCCCGTTTGTGTAACTCCCCATTGCCTGCCATCATACTCAATTACATCGCCGGTTTCCAAGTCAGGTATCTCTTTTATTGTATCATTTTCGGATTGGCTGTTCAATACAGTTTTATTGTTTTCTGAAACGTTTTCTTCGTCACTTTCTGTATT